CTTCATAATCCCTCCTGGAATTCGTATCTACTATCATCACATACATCATCAAAGTTGTATGTCTTGCCATCCTGATCATAAACATCAACATCCTCGTGTCCTCTACTCCAATCAGTATATGAACATATGTCTAGCTGCCAATCGTATGCGTATTCATTGTCATCAATGTCATCCCAACTATCTTGAAACTCTTTCCAAGTTAATCCTGGGCCATTGTCATTCCAATCTTTTAATGTAGTAAATGACTTCTTATCTCCAAAGTATTTGCCTACACACTTATCACTACAAAAAAAATATTCTCCGTGGTGATAATCATATCCATCACTCATACCACCTTTGCAGTTTTCACATTGTCTGTAATATAATTTAGTAATCATCCCTCCTGATCCTCACTTTCACACATAGGACAAACGCAATCATCAAAGACATTTATCCCACACATTAAGTCTGAATCCCAATAAAAGGGATGTTCCATTTCCATTAAAATTCCCATTAGATTCTCTACAATTCCATAGAGTTCATCAAGATTTTCATTGGATATTTTTTTTGATTCTAACTTGACTAATTCCCAAGCCATATCTCCTCCTTAATTAACCTACCTACATTATACCTACAATATAAAATTAGTAAACCTTAGTTAATAATAGTTTGCCTACACTCTATGAACGATCAGCCCATAAAAAAAACCCGAGTCGCAAAGGGGAGCGACCCAGGTTTTTCTCTGTGTGTGGTTGTTTGCCTACACTATATAATATTTACTCTTTAAATGTTTAATAACTCGCTCACAAAGTCCACGAGCAAACCAACCATAGGACACACAAACAAGTATTAATATTATATATTCTGTTGGATTTAGAAACATTATATTTCTACCTCCTCAAATTCCCACGCCTCCCAATACAGAGAATTTTCTGCAAATTGTTTTATCAACTTATCTTGTTTATTGGTAGTTGGAATTTCTAACCAAGGGATGAACCAATCTTGAAATTCTGCTTGAACAGATTCAATTTGCAAGTCCAGATCTAAAATAAATTTAAATCTAAAAGCCGGTCCTCCCGTGCTAATTAACCAAGTGACAATATAATTTTGATCGAGTTCTTTTTTAAGGTCAAGACCATAATTAATCATCTCCTCTAATGCCTCCTCGTGCTTGTTGTGGCTCTCGGAGTTTAATTTTTTCAGTAGTCGCTCCATATCTTGAACAACAACTTTAACGTAGTCCACCCCTTTGGCGAACTCTTTTGGATAGGTGGCTTTCGCCTCTTCACTTTCCATTTGATTAACCTCTTTCTGAACTTTGTTTATAAAGTTCTTTGAGGACACTCTGACAAATGCCCTCTAAGAATCTTATAATATTTTTCTGATTCTCATATTGTCGCAACTTACAAGTAAGCTTGAATCATTCTCCTCATTTAAAAAATCAATAACCAATTTTAAATTATCAAAGAATGAATGTGGGTCGCCATTCACTATCCACCCCAACACTTCAGAATTTTCCAAATTAGAATTTATGTCAAACTCATAGCCTTGCCCTACTTGCTCAAAGAATTTTTTTAATTCATACTCAGAGAATATGCCTTGCGAATCCTCCCAATAACAATGGAAGTATGGAGTTTCATTCTCCTTACTTCTTATCATTTCAAAATAGTTTTTTATACCATCCATTAAAATTCCTCCAATTTCTTAAAGTCCAACATTTCTAATAGTTCAACTCCATCTTTAAGAGTCGCACTAAATCCGAATTGTTTTTCTCCATCCCAATAACCGAAGTAACATTCTGTTTTTAAAGAATATTTGTCTACCTCGTGCAATATTTCGTGGTCTTGTGAATCAATTAAAAACCCTTTATAAAAATAGTGGACACAACCTCCACCACTATGATATATCTCCACATTCTTATTATTTAAAAATGTTTTTTTCTCTACATCAATATTGGGTTTTAAAAATACATCTACTAAATCATTGACTTCTATTTTGTCAATCATTTCAGAACTTAAAGAATTTAAATCCTTTAAATGAATAGCTTTGTATTCTTGCATATTGGGATTCCATTCCCATACTTGCAACCAATTTATTTTTTCGTTTGTCATTTGGTCAACCTCCCTTTTATTTAATTAACCTAAGTTAATAATAATAAGATAAGCAAACATTACAACATTATAATTAATTAATTTTAGGATCTGGACAAGCAATCCGAACAAATAAACAAACCTTTAAAGGATTCATATTTTATTATTTCGTTATGTTTCTCCATTGGACTCGGAGCAATAAGAGAACCACACTCAAAGCAAGTGTGAACCAAATTACAAGTATGTGTTTTTATTTCCATCTCATAAATAAGACTGTAAGAGTTTTTTAGTTTTTGCTAAGTTTCTTTATTTTTTATTTGGAGATAGATGAATGAATTGTATTACTGTCGTTATACATTTAAAGAAACCCCACCCCATTTTATTAAAAAATAATCCCATTGTTTTGCATAGTGTTTATAGGGGCAAATAAAAGCCTATAAAACC